CCGTAGTGTTTGTCGATGACCTGGCCACCAACCTCTACTTCTACGTAATCAACTGCATCAAATCCCTTGAGTGTCATCTCTGAGGATTTTTTAAGCTGAATGTATACACGGCTTAAGAGATCACCGTTTCTTGCGATTGTGACTGAAACTTTGGAACTGGCACCAACTGAACCATTGATTGTCTGCTCGATGGATTCTACTGCGAAGTTCGTGTGTCGTCTGTAAACTACCTTGAAGAAGGTAATCTGTGGGTTACCTGTAAGGTAAATATCTTGTGCGCCGTAAGCTACTAATTGCATAAGTCCGCCTCCCATTTCTTTTTATATATATATACAAGAAAATAATTTTGCGAAAATTAAACAATTAAAGGCTAATTTTCGTAAAACTATAAAACAATCATTAATTATGCATTAAATTTAGAATCCCATTCTTAAAGCGAAGGATGTTGTGCCGAATTAAATAGGTATGTAAAGTACCCGTTTGGTTTGTGCCTAGTGTGTCAATTTCTAAAGTAAAATTGTTAAACTTATCCGTCGTTAAAAATCCGCTTGACTGAAATTTCTCTGGATCGAGACAAAAATTTTGAGTGTGAATATTCAAATCATTGGTATCGGTGTATCTCTTATATATATTATTGATGGTCACCACGCCCGAGACGATGAAACTGCGGTCAAAAACAAACCCTTTTACAGTTGGAATCTGAAAGTAGTTATATCTATTGATAAGCGCTGTTCGGTTTTTATCAGCCTGATAAATGACTGGGTTACCATTTAAAAGAATTGTGGATTTTTCTATATAATTTTTACTTGAGAAATTATTTAATGTGACTGTATCTAAAATATTCCACACCATATATTTAACGTATTTTGTTCTTGGTAACTCAAGTTTTACATTAGTTTTATTGACGAAATCAACTTTATTTACAATATCTACCTGTTCAATTAAATACTCAAGAGAACTATTATTAAAAACGTCTTTTTCTTTAGATGTAAGATTTGTATACTGAACTAATAAGTCAAGATTTTTTATTTCAGTCGTTTTCTTTAATTTTATCTCTATTGTTAATCTGGGTTTAGTAAGTAAATAAATTGGAAAAGAGGACCCTGGTTTCTGCGTAAACCAAAAGGGTAATGGAATATACAGAGTATTTGTTTTGTCAGACTGATTTGTATGAATTAGGGAATTTTCTAAAGATTCATTGGAATTTAAAGAAACCATCTCAAGAAATTTATTATATTCAGTATGAGAGGAGTTAAGCTTATGGTAAATGGCTATGTAGTTGGAGTCTAATGTGCTTAATACTTGGTCATTATACTTAAATGTCACTGAATCTAGGTATTCAAGAGCACGGTAACTACCTAAAGATACACCCTTTACATTAAGTCTGAGGACCATTTTACTGAGAAGGTCACCTTCTATAGGAAGATTTAATACGGTTTTAGATGATTGATCAAATAAAAAATTTTTTGTTGGATATACAATATTCCAATTTTGACCAAAATGAGTATGAGTTTTCTTTGTGTCTCTAAAATAACTATGACTCGAGTCTTTTGTCAAATATGTATCTTCTTTTCCTTTAGCTTCTAATATTATTCTTGTAGCAGCCATATTTCTATTAATATATTATTATACAATATTTATAAAATTTAAATTTTTATAAATATTTATTTATCTAATTAGTAAATACTAAGCCCGCTAAACCACTCATAACTCTTAAAACATTATAGTTAAGAGCATATACAGTTACTACTTTATTTGAGTTATTGGCATTGGCTCCAACAGCTTTAGCGGTCCATTTTTTACCTTTTTGAAGACCGAATTTAAGGGAGCAATTTTCTAATTTAGAAAAATTTAATGAACCAGAAGGCTGATTGCTTTCAGGATACAAAGCGAATGAATAGGAATAAATTCCACTTCCTTTGCTATAATCTTGGTAATTAATTAAAGGTTGACCTTCTGATGGCTGAAATAAATCAATATGTTCGATACCATAACCATTATGATACTGGTATTGCTGTACATCCCTGTAAAATGACCCAGGTAATTCATCCATTAACTCCTTATTATTTAATACCAAATTACAGAAACTTATTTGATCCTTACCTATTCTATAGTTATTCCAATAATTATATTTAAAACATCCAGTATTTGTTAAGGTATTACTTGAACCAGTTGCTCCTGTTCCATCATCATATATTGGTATTCCATCACCAAGTTTATCCTGAATGGTCCAGAAAAGTTCTTTAACAGGATATCTAAATCGTAATGGAACTTTATGTCGTAAAGAATTAAATTTACTATCATTAGAACTCCATAAAGAACTGAGATTTTTAATACGGTTGTTTACACTTGTCTGGACTTGAGTGATTAAATACTCGTGTTTACCACTTGTAAAAGCTCGTCGTTCGGCTTCGTCTAAATAAATATTTTCTATTAATAATTTTACTCCTTTAATATTTATAGCTTGCGCTCCAGTTTGATCGTTTGACAATTTCTCTACTTCTGATTTTTTATTAAATTTAATCTCAAATTTTACATCAGTGTACTGAAGAGAAATAAGTGGTAATGCAACGCCAACATTGTTATTAAACCAGAATCGTAATGGTATGCTAAGTCTTTTGACTTCGTCTGTCGCACTACCATTAATTTGGATCATTTTAGCTAAAGCTAAACTTTTTTGAGAATCCTCAAATAGTTCATGCCAAATATGCAACCACTCACCATAATGTCTATCAATTAATTGATCCCCAATATATAAATCTATAAATTCTATTAAATTATATGCAAAGGGAGCATATCCTTTAGTGGTTCCATCACCAAAGGTTTTATTGGCCCAATCACTAATATCAACTGTTTCTAAATTATCCGCCGATGCCTTTACATCAATATCCACACATAGATAAGCTCTATGTATTAAATCTCCATTTTTTGGAACTTTTAAATAAATTTTTTTCCCCCAACAATCTTCAGTATTTTGAGCAAATCTTACTTCCTGAAAATCTACTGAAAAGTTTGTATGTCTTTTATATACAGCTTTAAAGTAGGTGAATTGGGGATTTCCTATTAAATAATTATCGTGCTGACTTTTAACAGCAAGTGCTAAAGATCCATAACCCATTTATGATATACAAATATAATTTAATAGAAGCTTAACCTCATAATTTTTATTTAAATATATATTACACATAAATAGTAATAATGGCTAAAGTTTACTTGCAAAATCTTATGGATAGCGATTATAAAAGACCTAAAAAAACCTATACAGATAAATTACAGACAAAGGCTGCTATGAAAAAAAAACTAGAAAATTATGAAAGAGCAGATAGTGTAGATGATATTGAGTTGGATACTCATGATAGATATTTTACTTTAGATAAAAAGAAAAAGCAAGTTTTTCGTACAGGGGGATTACTTATAAAAAAACATTCTAAATATGTTAAACTTTCAAATGGACGACAACAATGGAGTGTACAACGTTATCATTATAATGATGACGATGACAATAGTGACCCTATTTTTGAAACAGTTTTTTTCTATAGAATCTCAAAAGATGAAGAATTTGGTAAAAAAGAGGAAAAATATATAGAGGTTATTAAAAGACAGCGTGATGAAATAAAAAAACTAAAAGACACTATAAAACAACTTAAAAATATGTAGATATTTCAGTTTTAATTTTTTCTAACAAGTTTTCAGAAGTAACATTTTCTATCATTAACTGATTTGATATATACCTCAATTCTTCAGTTGTTTTGCCTGATAAAATATTATTTAAATCTGGCCTATGATCTAAATCTTCTATTAAAGGTTGTGAATAAGATCTCTCATCAACAAGTTTGGTGGATTTTGTATTTAGATTTCTTTCTTTAAGCCAAGTATTAAAATCCTTATGAGTTATTTTACCAGTTTCAATAACACCATTATTATTTCTATAAAAATTTCCAGTATTATTTTCTAAATTATACTCGTAATTTTCTGTTGATTGGTTCTTAATACCATTAATATTGGTATAACTAGATTTAAAAGAATTTATCATTTATATATTTGTATATTTTTTTTAAGAAGGCCTAACATTAAAACTACTACTTGATCCTAAACTTGGTCCACCTCCACCACCATCTCGTAATGATTTAAACATTTCACCGAATTTTTCATTTTTCTCAACAGCATATAAAACTATTAATAAAATTATTATCACTAATATAGCTAAAATTATACCCATTAATGCTAAACGATTTTTATGTTGTATTGTATCTCCAGTTGAATTTAAGCAACCACAAGCATTATCAAATTCTTTTTGGGTATAACATCTAAAACTTCCACCATAATTTCTATGATTTTTTTTAGCAGTATTTGAGTTATAATAAACTTTTCGTCCATTTAAACGCTGAAGAGGTCTTGTATTATTACCTATTTTATTATGGAGTGTATTTATAAACTTAGCACTGCAGTTAATACTGTTCTCGAAAATAATCCATTTAACATTCTCATCACATGGTTCTCTTGGTAAAGACCCTTCATATGAATAAAAGGATTTATTTTCAGGAATAATATTAAAAATATTCCATTCACTGGCTGTGCTTATAGTTTTTTCTTTGCCTTCTTTTGGGAACTGTCCTGCTAAAACCTGAAGTGTATTATATGATTTAGATGAAGACTCATTAGGAAGACACATAATCGCTATAATTAAAATTTTACTTGTATTAGGTGAGCGATGATGAAGATTTATTTCTACACCATAGTTTTCATCATTGTCTATTTTATGACAAGAAGGTGTAAAAAAAGATATTTTCTCTAATTCGTATATCTCATTATTATACATAACATATGAACCATTGTCGTATCTAAATATAATATTTTTAGATATGTTTGCCAGATATATACTTGAAGTCCTATAATAAAACATTAAATCACATAACGCACCACAATTTACAACAGAGCTGCTATCTATTTTAATCGGGGATTGTCTACTTCCTTTAACACATTTACTCATTATTATAATATAATTATATATTAAATTGGTAAATAAATATTTTTATATTCCACTATTAGTTCATTACATACTGGGCAATTTACTGGGTCTTGGTCATTAGTATTCTCTATTATTTGATCAAGACATTCTTTACAAATATACACATGATAACACGGTAATATTATAACATTTATACATTTATTAAAGCATATTTGACATTTAAATAATTTGTTTAGGTGTGTTACCCTCTCCTCAAGCAGATTAATTTTATTTTGTGTTTCAGAGTCTTCATACGTTTTTTCTATAACACTATTAAATTTAGATACATAAAGTTTACTTAATCCATTATAAGTATTTCTTAATATGTTATAGTTTTTTCTACTAGTTAAAATATCACGAGTTAAATCTTGATTATGTACAGTAAGTAAATTATTTTTATTTGTTAAATTTTTTTGGTTCACCATAATATAATTTATATCATTCGCAGTAGATATTTTAGATAATATATCATTTATATTTTTATTAGTATTGTTTATATTTTTATTAAATTCGGATATCACATTAGATAAACTATTATTTGTTTGTTTAAGATTTGATATGATTTGTTCTTTTTGCTCTATTATATTATAAAGTAAGTTATTATCATCTTCTTTTTCTATAGAATTTTTATTAACATTATCTAGTATTTTATCCAAACTATTATAAATATTTTTTATAGGGAATGACATCCTTATAATATAATTATAAATAATTTTTATCACTTAAAGGTATTTATCTTATAAAGTATAATGACTGACAATTCACAAAATTTCCCCGATATTGATACATTTGATGATCTCGAAATACCAGAAGATCTCCTAAGAGGCATTTATGGCTTTGGTTTTGAAATCCCCTCTTCTATACAAAAAAAAGCTATTGTTCCTATACTAAAAGGCAAAGACGTTATCGCCCAAGCTCAGTCAGGGACAGGTAAAACTGCTAGTTTTTTAATTGGGTCAATGGCCAGAGTTGATATTAAGGACCCCGGTCTTCAGGTATTAATTATTTGTCCAAATCGAGAATTAGCAAATCAAATATATTTTAACTTTGACGCATTTAATACTTATCTTGGATTAACATCCGCATTAATTATGGGAGGGACCAGTGTAGAACAAAATTTTAAACAACTAGACAAAGGTGTTCAGGTAGTAATTGGGACACCAGGGAGAATTTATGATATGATGAGACGTTATGCCCTCAAGACCAATTCTCTTAAATGTTTTGTTATGGACGAAGCAGATGAAATGTTATCAAGAGGCTTTAAAGACCAAATATGTGATATTTTTAGATTTATATCAAATGATGCGCAGGTATGTCTATTCAGTGCCACAATGCCTGACTTCGCATTAGAAATAACGGAGAAATTTATGGATAATCCACTTAAAATTTTAGTACAAACAGAAATGATTACTCTAGATGGAATTAAACAATATTATTTAGGTGTTGAGGAAGAGAGACACAAGATAGCTACCTTATACGATTTATATGAAAGGTTGCGAATTAAACAAACTATTATTTTTGTAAACTCTAAAAGAAAAGCAGATTATCTTAAAGACCAACTTGAGGCAGAAAATCATGTGGTATCAATTATTCACGCTTCTAAAACTCAAGCCCAAAGAGACGAAACAATGAAGGAATTTAGATTAGGAAATAGCAGGGTATTAATTGCTACAGATATTATTGCCCGAGGAATTGATGTTCAGCAGGTTGAGGTAGTTATCAATTTCGATGTCCCTAAATATGTAGAAACATATATACACCGAATTGGTAGAAGTGGTCGGTTTGGACGTAAGGGTATTGCGATCAATTTAGTAACTGAAGAAGAATTTGAGAAGTTATCTAAGATCCAAAATTTTTATAGAACAGAAATTATGCCACTGCCCGAAAACATTAAATCTCTTATTGGTTAAAGTATAGTAATATATATTTAAAATTTTGATTAATATTTATTTTAATATAAATCAAATATCAAATGGAAGCTTTTCTAAAAAAATACATTCAGTTAGCAAATCGTAATCAAAATATAGTTATATCATTTGGAACACAAATTGATGATAATATTTTTGATAACAAAATTGAACTAAAACAAATAGAAAGAATTATAGAATATTTGCAAAAAAATCATAAAACTAAAAAAAAATATTACAAAGAAACTATATATGAAAAGGGTAATGAACAAATTAAAGTAGTAAATGATGAAGTATTTTACCAATTAAAAGAAGATAAAGATGTATGTATCACTGATAAATATTTACTTATTAAACGTGTATTTTCAACTGATAATATAACTATCCCCTCATATACAGAGTATGATGATG